TAGCTCCACTCCTTACGTGCCACAGATGTATTAAAGCACCTTGCAGAGCCAGTGTCGATAGAAACCAGAATCGAAAAGAAAACATAGAGCCAAACGATGCCAGTCAACCATTACTTTCAATCAGGCGTGCCCATGGGGCGTCGCAGTGAGCAGAACCTGTATGAGGATCTGATCATTGAAAGTCTGCGCATTTATGGACATGAATGCTATTATGTTCCCAGAACAAAATTCAACCAGGATGAGATCCTCAAAGAAGATGTTCTGAACAAATACGATAACGCCTATCCCATAGAAGTTTACATGGAAAACGTCCAGGGCTTCGAAGGCGAGGGCGAACTGCTTAGTAAATTTGGCATAGAACTTCGTGACCAGGCAACCTTCGTTATCAGCCGTCGTCGCTGGCAACAGCTGGTCAAGAAATACGGTCAGACCATACTGGATCGTCCAGCCGAGGGCGATGTAGTTTACTTCCCTCTGACCAAGAGCCTGTTTGAGATTCGTAAAGTCATAGCACAACAGCCATTCTACCAGGCTGGTGCCCTGTATGTCTATAAGCTCAGTGTAGAACTCATGCAATACAGTCTGGAACGGTTCGACACGGGTGTGGCAGAAATCGATGCCATATCAGACAGTGTATCCGAGGCTCTGGAGCTTGTTGGTTCAGAACTGGCACTGGAAGGAGATGCCAGCGGTGTACTACTGCTAGAAACTGGCGAACCACTGATCCTGGAAAATACAACCAAAGACAGTGACCAGTATACAGTTCAGGGAGAGACTGTCATAGAAAGCCAGAACAACGACTTTGACATTGACATCGAAGATATCCTGGACTTCACAGAACGCAATCCTTTTGGTGAGGTAGCCCGTGCTTGATCATACCTTTTATTGGGGAACTACACGCAAGGCAATCATAGCCTTTGGCAATCTGTTCAATGATATTTTCATTGAGCGTCGTAACAGTGCTGGCGCAGTAGTACAGCGAATCAAGATTCCTCTGGCCTATGCTCCCAAGCAAAAGATGATTGCTCGCATAGAGCAACAGCCAAATCTCGAAGACCAGAGAGTGCAGCTTATTCTGCCCAGAATGAGTTTTGAGATTCTGGGTCTGGACTACGACCCTGCCCGAAAGCTAAGTCCCATCAATTCAAATCGTGCCATCAATTCCGATGACGTGACCAGAATCAAGGCTCAGTACGCTCCTACACCCTATAACATTAACGTCAACCTATACGTTTATTCTAAGAATCAGGACGACGGACTTCAGATCATAGAGCAAATACTGCCATACTTCAATCCAGATTTCAATCTAAGTCTCAAGGCCATACCTGAACTAGACATCAAAAACGACCTACCCGTTGTCCTGAACAATGTAACCTACGAAGATGACTATGAGGGCGATTTCAGCCAGCGCAGATCCATTATCTGGACTCTGAGTTTCGTGATCAAGATCAACTACTATGGACCAGTAAACAAGACTGGAATCATTCGTCGTGTAAACGCCAATATTTTCAAGAATCTAGAACTTACTGAAAATGTTGCCAGCTATACTGCAACTGTGACACCTAATACAGCAGTGCCTACCGATGATTTTGATTTCGCAGAAACATTTACTGATTTTGAATGAAAAACATACCTGAACTAGATGCTCTGTTCAACACAGAGCCCATGCCATCATCAGCAGAGGAGGCAAAACTTCCTGTGGTCCTACCACAGTCCAAGCCAGGCCTCAGTGACGACCAGCAAGACGATTTCGATCTGGCTCGTGAGACTCTGCGTAGTCTGATTCACAAAGGACAGAATACACTGGATGACCTGGTTGAGCTAGCCAAAAATAGCGAACATCCCCGCAACTATGAAGTAGCGGGACAGATCATGAAAACTCTCAGCGACACAGCCAAGGATTTGCTGGAACTTCAGAAGCGTGCACAGGCACTGAAACAGCCCGACGAAGTTACACCAAACAAACAGATTGGTACACAAAACAATATTGTGTTTACAGGAAGCACCACTGACCTGATGAAGATGCTGAGGAACGAGAAAGACATCTAAGTGTCCATCTCGAGCCAGCACAGTTATCTGGGCAATTCCAATCTAAAGCAGATTGGGTACACCATTGATTATACACCACATCAGATTCGAGAAATTCTGAAGTGTAGTCGTGACCCCATCTATTTCATAGAGACCTATTGTCAGATCATTACCCTGGATCATGGCATACAGCCCTTCAAGCTCTATGATTGCCAGAAAAAGAAAGTCGATGTTATACTAAATAACCGCAAGGTTATCCTCATGGAGGGACGACAGCAGGGCAAGACCATAACTGCCGCGGCCTGCATACTCTGGTACACTCTGTTCCACGAAAGCAAAACCGTGGCCATCCTGGCCAACAAGAGCGCAGCAGCACGTGAAGTTCTGTATCGCTATCAGCTCATGTACGAGCTCTTGCCAATCTGGATGCAACAGGGTATCAAGACCTGGAACAAAGGTGACATTGAACTAGAAAATGGTTGCAGAGTTTTCACCGCAGCGACTAGCTCAAGCGGTATCCGTGGTAAATCCGTAAACTGGTTGTACATTGACGAAGCGGCAATTATTCCGAACAATGTAGCCGAGGACTTCTTCACCTCAGTTTATCCTACCATTAGTGCTGGTGAAACAACCAAGATCCTGCTTACCAGTACTCCACTGGGTTACAATCACTTCTGGAAGTTCTGGAACGAAGCCGACCAAAATCTCAACGGCTTTACAAATCTGTTCATACCATACTGGGAAATACCTGGTCGGGATCAGAAATGGGCCGACGAACAACGTGCCTTGCTGGGCGAGCTTAGATTCAATCAGGAAGTTCTTTGCAATTTCCTGGGTTCAAGTTCTACACTGATTGCCGCAGATCACCTAAGTCGTCAGAGTGCTAAACGTCCAGTCTGGAGTCGCGATGGATTGGACGTCTATGCCGATCCCGAGGAAGGGCATTTCTATACCATGGTTGCGGATACAAGCCGCGGTGTGGGAGGCGACTATCATGCCTTTGTTGTTGTAGATACAACCAAGTTCCCCTATACACTGGTAGCCAAATACAGAAACAACAAAGTCCATCCCTTGCTCTATGCCGATGTTATTCACAAGGTTGCCCGAGATTATAATCGAGCCATGGTTCTGATTGAGCTCAATGACAACGGACAGCAGGTAGCCGATGCAATCTGGGCCGATCTGGAATACGAGAACATCTTCTGGGTTCAGAAGAACGTCAAGCACGGCGGACAGTATGTTGGCAGTGGCGGTCAGGGCGCAGTTCCTGGTGTAAGAACCAGCAAGCAGGTCAAGCGTCTGGGCTGCAGCATAATCAAAGGACTGATTGAGAACAATAAATTACTGCAACATGATGCCGACATCATTGGCGAAATGAGCACCTTCATAGAGAAAAAGAACAGCTACGAAGCCGACGAAGGCTATCACGACGACCTCATGATGTGTCTGGTCCTGTTTGGCTGGCTCAGTAACGAGCCCTATTTCAGGGACATGAATAACAGTAATCTCAGAACAGAAATGTTCCAGAAACAGGCTGAGCAGATTGAAGCCGAGCTCACGCCTTTTGGTTTCATAGACGACGGTATAGACAACACTGCAGACTCAAACGCCAGCCCAAAGCTCTATGTAGAGAACGGAGATGTCTGGTTTTCTGGAGATCCAAGCCAAGAAATTGGAAAAATGAAGAAAAGCTGGATTGAAAATGTCTAGACCTGGCTCTATATAAATAAACGGTAATCTAATTCGCTATGTCAACTTTAAGGAGAATAAGATGGCATTTCAGCTTTCACCGGGTGTTCTGGTAACTGAAAGGGACCTAACTGACGTTGTCCCTGCAGTCGCCACAACTGCTGGTGGGTTTGCCGGTCACTATAATTGGGGTCCAGTGGGGAAGGTAACCACTGTGGACAGTGAGAAGAATCTAGCCAAGACATTCGGCACACCCGACGCAAATACCTACCTCGACTTTTTTACAGCCGCTAACTTCCTTGGTTACGGTAACAACCTTCAAATCGTCCGTTCTGCTAATGCCAGCCATCTGAATGCCGTTGCCTGTTTGAATGCAACGACTGCCGCAGGCACAGGTACATTGATCAAGAACAGTGACGATTACGATGCAAACAGCAACTTCTTTGCTGGATCAGTTGCTAATACATCTGGCCTGTTTGCTGCAAAGTATCCTGGCACCTGGGGTAACAGCCTAAAGATCAGCATGGCTGACGGCAATACCTGGTCAAGCTGGAGTTACAAAGCACAATTTGACACTGCACCTGGAACCAGTAGCTGGACCAGCGATCGCGGCGGCTCAAATGACGAAATGCACATCATTGTCATTGACGAAGATGGTCGTTTCAGCGGAGTTGCTGGCACAGTTGTTGAAAAACACGCATTTGTAAGCAAAGCCAACGACGCTCGTAAGAGTGACGGCAGCAGCGCATACTACAAAGACGTCCTGGCTAACCAGAGCGGTTATGTCTGGGCCATCGATCATCCAGCAACAGCAAATCTAAGCGGTACAGCAAACTGGGGCGTTACTGCTTCTGGAACAGCATTTGCTAACCTGCTTGCCGAAGTAACTGGTAGCTTTGGTGGTGGTGCACTTGGTACACCAACCGCTGGCGAACACCAGACTGCATTCAGCGAATTTGCTCAGGACGGTCTATATGACGTAAGTCTACTCCCACTAGGCGCTCATGCCAGTGCGACTATCACTCACGTTGTAAACAATGTCTGCGAAATTCGTAAGGATTGCGTAGCGTTCTTTAGTCCAGAACTTTCAGACGTTCAGAACCAGTCAAGCACATCAACTGCAACAACAAATGTCACAGGTTTCCGTAGCACAGTAAACCTAAACAGCAGCTATGCTGTCATGGACAGTGGTTGGAAATACCAGTATGACCGCTACAATGACGTATATCGTTGGGTACCACTAAACGGTGACGTTGCTGGCCTTTGCGCTCGTACAGACTTCGTTGCAGATCCATGGTTCAGCCCAGCTGGCTACAACCGTGGCGTTATCAAGAACGTTGTCAAGCTAGCATTTAGCCCAACACAAACCGACCGTGATAACCTATATAAATCTGGTGTAAACCCAGTTGTTAGCTTCCCAGGTCAGGGTACTGTACTGTTCGGCGACAAGACTCAGCTTACCAAGCCAAGCGCGTTTGATCGCATCAATGTACGTAGATTGTTCATTGTGCTAGAGAAAGCCATTGCTACAGCTGCTAAATATCAGTTGTTCGAGTTCAATGATGCCTTTACCCGTGCACAGTTCCGCAATCTTGTAGAGCCATTCCTGCGCGATGTACAGGGCCGCCGCGGTATTACAGACTTCAAAGTGGTTTGCGACGAAACCAATAACACTGGTGAAGTTATTGACCGCAATGAGTTCGTGGCCGACATCTTTATCAAGCCAGCTCGCTCAATCAACTTCATTACACTGAACTTCGTAGCTACCAGAACTGGTATTAGCTTCGAAGAGGTTGGAGCATAAGGAGATATAGATGACAACCGCATTCAACGTAGATAGATTCAAGGCAGCGCTGACAAACGGTGGGGTTCGTCCCAACCAGTTTGCAGTGTTCTTGAGCTTCCCAACCTATGTAGCAGCAGGTGCACTGGCAGTTGCCCGTGCCCCATTCCTGGTAACCACTGCTGAGTTGCCAGGACAGGATATCGGTCCTGTTACAACCTTCTACAGAGGTCGTGAAGTCAAGTTTGCTGGTGACCGTGTGTTCGCTCCCTGGACTGTTAGCGTACTGAATGACTCAGACATGAGCATCCGTAACGCCATGGAACAGTGGATGAACGGCATGGAGAACCTGGTAAATAAAACTAGCCGCCTGAATCCCAGCGACTATCAGCGCGACCTAGAAGTATTCCAGCTGGATCGTAATGGTCGTGTGCTCAAGGGTTATAAGATCGTGAGCGCATTTCCAACCAACATCAGTCCAATCGCACTGGACTTTGCTGGTAACGATCAGATCAGCCAGTTTACTATTACCTGGGCCTTCCAGCACTTCACAGTGGCCAACGCTGGCGCACAACAGATCCTAGACATTGCCAGTGTATTCTCAAGATAAACAAAAATTGGACTCATAGATTATGGCATTATCTCTCTTTGGTTTTACTATTAGCCGGAATCAGGAAGAAGCTGAGGGCACACGAACACAGAGCTTCGTTACCCCTCAGTCGGATGATGGCGCCAGCACAGTTCAGGCTGGCGGCTATTTCGGCACCTATGTTGATCTTGACGCTACTGCCAAGTCTGAATCGGAGCTAATTACACGCTACCGAGAAGCCAGCATGTACTCAGACTGCAGCAATGCCATTGACGAAATTGTCAGTGAAGCCATTGCTGCTGTTGATGACGAAAATCCAGTTGACATAAACCTTGACGAAGTTGACCTTGATGAAACCATCAAGAAAACGATTAGAACAGAGTTCAAGCAGGTCCTGCGCCTGCTTGAATTCAACAACAAGGGTTTTGACATCTTTCGTCGCTGGTACATAGACGGCAGAGTATATTATCAGAAAGTCATTGACGTAAAGGCTCCCAAGAAGGGCATTCAAGAACTACGTCAAATTGATCCCAGAAAGATCAAGAAAGTTCGCAACGTAAAGAAAGAAAAACTTCAGAACGGTGTTGAAGTTATCGCGAGCGTTGAAGAATTTTTCATATACAACGAAAAGGGCCTGCAGCACAATGCAAACTATTCGGGCTCTGTACAGAATTCAAATCAGGGCATCAAGATTGCACCTGACAGTATAGCCTATGTACCCAGCGGGTTGCTGGATCTGGAAAGAAATGTAGTCCTGAGCTACATGCACAAATCACTGAAACCCGTAAACCAACTCAAGATGATGGAAGACGGTCTGGTTATCTACAGACTGGCTCGTGCTCCCGAACGCAGAATATTTTATATTGATGTGGGTAGTCTACCCAAGGTCAAGGCCGAGCAGTACATGAAAGACATCATGGCTCGGTATCGCAACAAAATCATCTATGACAGCAGCACAGGCGAGATCAAAGATGATCGTAAAGTCATGAGCATGCTAGAAGATTTTTGGCTACCACGCCGCGAAGGTGGTAAGGGTACCGAAATCAGCACTCTGGCTGGTGGCGAAAACCTAGGACAGATTGCAGACATTGAATATTTCCAGAACAAATTATATCAGAGTCTGAATGTGCCACTGAGTCGCCTTCAGTCACAGACAGGCATGAACTTTGGTCGTGTTGCCGAAGTTACCCGAGATGAACTCAAGTTTGCCAAATTTGTTAGCAGACTTCGCAAAAAATTCAATGAACTATTCAATGACCTTCTGAGAACGCAGCTCATACTCAAGGGTGTTGTTACAGACAGTGATTGGAAACTTCTCGAAGAAAACATTCAGTATCAGTATGCGCAGGATCAGTACTTCCAGGAACTCAAGGAAGCCGAGTCTCTGCGTAACCGCATTGACGTTCTGAATCAGATGCAGCCCTATGTTGGGTTTTACTTTAGCAAGAAGTACATACAGAGAAATGTACTTCGCATGAGTGATGAAGATATTGAGGACATGGATGAAGAAATGGCCGAAGAAAAAGCAGCCATGCCCGAAGAGCCAGAGCAGGATGGTGCACCTACACCAACAGCTACGGCAGTTCAGGCCAGCAGTGCTGAAAATCGTCCAGACAGTCCATCACAAT